TTCCGAACTTGGCGCGAACCATCACCGAGATAGGGTCTGGATTATTGCCTACCCCAACGGCAAGCGATGCGAAAGGCTCACCAAGATCTCGCACTTACTCAAACAACAAGTCGAATCTATGCGAAGTGATCAGACAAAAAGAGAGCGATTCAATTTATCCGAATCCGCGCTTTGTGGAACAAATGATGGGTTTCCGGGTAGGTCACACAGACTTAAACAATTAGGTAATGCTGTAGTACCTCAAATACCAGAGGCAATAGGCAGAGCTATAATGGATTGTGAGAAAAGCTTACTTATTAAGACAGGCTAAAAGCTTTATATTGCACTCAGTCTCAGAATGCCGCCTTTCATGCTGTACGAAAGAAGAACAGTCCTGAATGCTTGCAGAGGTTACTTCGTCCATGCCAAGTCTAGTACCTACATGAGTAGCGCCACCACTGGCAACACTGGCAATAAGTACGGGAACTAAAAGGCTTGATTTGTCATCACTCATTCAGAAAGTATATCAGTTTTCACCATGGCTTTTTTGCTGCTATATGATAGAATTTTCCTATGACAGAGAATAAATTAACAGAAAAGCAAGAAAAGTTTGCCCAGCATTTCGCACTACATCGCAATAAAACCGATGCCTACAGGGCTGCAGGTTATAAGCTGTCTGATAGAAGTGATACTAATCACAGGAACGCTTTTCAGATCTATAAAAATAGCAAGGTGTTAGCAAGGATAGAAGATCTTATAGCTGATATCGAGGAACAGGGTAAACAAGACTTCGAATGGACAGTTGAGCAACGTAGACAAGACCTAAAAAGGATTTTTGAAAGAGGAATGCAGAGCAAGTCCGACAAGTACAACGATGACCTACCCGTGGATCTTGGTGCGGCAAGAGCTGCAATAGCTGAGATCAATAAAATGGATGGTGATTACCCGCCAGAAAAGTTAGACATCACTGACAAGACCCCTAAAGGCTTAGACGCTCTTTATAGCAGGTTCGGCAAAAAAGATTCTTAAAAATGGATTTAATACCGGCTTATGAGTTCTTGTATGAGCCATCAAGGTACAAAGTCGTTTATGGTGGAAGGGGTGCGGCTAAGTCTTGGGAATATGCGAGGGCATTAATAAGATTGGCCGATGCTGCAGAGCTTAGAATACTTTGCGCCCGTGAGTTTCAAACATCAATCAACGATTCTGTTTACAGGCTTCTGATAGATCAGATTGAAGCGCTTGGACTTTTAGATCGCTTTTACATAACAAACAATAACATTTCAAACATAGTCACCGGCTCGCTTTTTCTGTTCAAGGGATTGAAGCGGAACATTTACGAGATAAAATCTACCGAAGGCGTAGACATTTGCTGGGTCGAAGAGGGTCAAATGGTGTCTAACGAGTCATGGGGGATACTAATACCAACAATCAGAAAAACCGGTTCAGAGATTTGGTGTACTTTTAACACCGGGGAAGAAACCGACCCTACTTATGAAAGGTTTGTTACTAATCCACCCCCAAATGCCCAAGTTAAAAAGATTAATTATTGGGATAATCCGCACTTTGAAAAAACAGAGCTGCAAAATGAAATGCAATACTTGAAGCAAAAGGACTATGAATCATATTTGCATATTTGGGAAGGCGAGCCTTGGTCTAGGACAGATGCTCAGGTATTGGGCGGGTGCTGGCGAATTGACATTATGGATACTGAGGGCGCTCACGGTGCGTATTTTGGCGCAGACTTCGGGTTTAGCTCAGACCCTTCAACGCTAATTAAGTGCTGGATAATTCCAAAAGGAGAAAGGAATTTGCTTTACATAGAAAAAGAATGCTATGAGCATGGAGTAGAAATTGATGACTACGAAGAGTTCTATAAACGCATACCAGAATCAGAAAAGCATGAAATTAGAGCTGACAACGCTCGGCCTGAATTGATATCGCATATTAGAAAGAAAAAGTTTAGAATTTCTGCAGCTCAAAAGTGGGGCGGCTCGGTGGAGGATGGTATTTCTTATTTGCGTAATTTTGACGAAATAGTAATTAATCCAGCTTGCACACACACCATTCAAGAGGCTAGAGAATGGAAGTATAAAACTGATAAACTCACAGGAGACGTTTTGCCCGTATTAATTGACGCTAATAATCACTGCTGGGATGCTGTAAGATATGCGCTACAGCCACTTATCAAACCACTAAAAGAACCTCAAATGAGAACAACATGACAAAATTGAAATCACATAAGGTTTTCTCAGGGAATGAGGTAAAATCTGCAGGCAGCTCAAGTTACTATGATTTAAGTTTTTATGATTATTTAGGCGGGTCTAATAGGGGTGATCTACGGGCTTTAGAGGCAATCAGGCTCTATAAGCAGTGTATGCCATTTTTCAGAGCCGTAGAGTTAAGAGCCGAGGCGTTCAGCTCGATTCCTTTCAGGGTTTACGAAACAACCACAAAAAGCTTTGTAGAGAGCCATCCAATACTAGATCTATTAGGCGAAAACGGGAAACCTAACCCCAAAGACTCACTCAGTCTTTATAAAAAAGGGTTAAGCTCTTTTAGAGACATTACAGGTGAGTCGTTTTGTGTTGCTACAGGAATGAAAGGCCAGCCCCCTCGTGAGATTTCAAACGTAAAGCCGCAAGAAATAACCATGGGTGTTACAAATAGCCGAGTAAGTGGGATGTATGAAGTGCCCGGAACATATCGTTGGAATACTACCTACTTCGACGAAACATTTAAAATTGATTCTGAGCTTGTGGGAAATTCTTTTAGGTATTGGAACGACCTCGAAACTAGGGAAATCTGGCAAGGCTTGGATTTTAACCCTACGCTTTCATGCGTTAATCACAGAGGGCTTTCAAAAGCTTCGCCCATATCCTTAGAAATTCAGCAATTTGTGGAAGGCAACACAAACAACTTGAGCGTGTTAAGCCGTGGCGCTAGACCTTCAGTGGCTTGGGTGTCTCAATTAGCTGAGCCATTGACCGACGAACAGTACGAGCGATGGAAAGAGCAAGTAACAAGCTACGAGGGCGCAATAAACGCCGGTAAACAGGTTTTAGTGGATGCTGTAGAGCCTAAAGTTATTTCCACAACAAATAAGGATATGGAATTTAAGGAAAACAGAAAGGCGGTTAGAACCGATATTTTTGTAGAGTATCAGATCCCCTTGGCGCTTGTTTCTCCTGAGCAAATGACGTTAGACAACCTTAAAACGTCAATTTTTCAGCTATATGACCTTTCGGTTTTGCCACATGCAGATAATTTATTGACTGAATTGACTTTATTTTTAATGCCTCGCTACCCTGATAGCGAAAACTTAATTCTCACCTATAACCCCATAGACATAGCGCCGCTTAAGGAAAGGGCAATAGAAGAAAACTCCAAACTGGTATCAATGGCAATCCTTACCGACAACGAGCTAAGATCAAGAATCGGATATGAAGAGCTTGAAGGCGGGAACTCAGTATGGAAGCAAACAAGCCTAGCCCCAGCTGAAAGCGATCTATTCACAGGCGACAATCTAAGAACCCCAGACAACGGCGAAAAGCATAGAGCCTTGACGGAGTTTGTTAAGCATTGCCTAAACCTTGAAACCAAGGACGGCAAGAGAGCGCATAGTGACGCAGAAATAAGAAAAATGGCTATTACTCACGGATTGTTTGAAAACGATGATCAGTTCTCAAAAATAATTGCAGATAATTCTTGCCAACAAGAATAAAGAATGTAGAATAGCATTCATTCAATAGCAAAACGGAGACGACAATGAGTGAATTATTCAATTATCAGTTAGGTGATGTAGAGCTAGACGTTCAATGCAGCGTAGATAGATGGTCAGAGCCTAGCGAGTATTTCGGCACCGTAGAAACCAATAACTTTTTTACTGTAGAAATTGAAAGTATTTCTATTGATGGTCGCCCTGTAATCCTAAACACTAAGACCTTATCCGAAGTTCAAGAGTCAGCAAATGACTATTTTGGAGAGGTTCACTAATGAGCATTTACTTTGTTTTTTTAGTTATTTTCCTATTCGCTCTCTCTATTATCGGCCTGTTTTTGTCATTTATAAAAAAAGACATTAAAAAGCAGCTGCAACAAAGAGACTCGGATTCAGCCCCTCTAAAATGCCCGTTTGAAAAAGAACACATTAGAAAGTGGGGTAGATAGTCTGTATATGTGGTTGGCCTAGTGCTCGGAGGTGCAACGAGTTTAATAAAACCGCGGATCTATATCCAAAGCTGACGGGCTTAGGATTACGAGAAAATTAAGCGCAAATCTAGGCCGACTTCATATACAGATCATCAACTAAACGGAGACAATTATGAAAATCTACACTTTTAGATTCACTATCGACGGTAAATGGCTAGTCGTTTCAGGTATTACAGCTCGAAACTGGACTGAGGCTTTGAGATTGGCTAGGGAGGCGCTATAAATGGAAGATTTCAAACTAGAAAAAAGCATGTTTGAGGGAGAAGGCTATTGTTATTTGAGCAAAAAAGATTCTGACATGTACGACAAGCTAAAAGATAGTGATGACCCTAAAGACAAAGTTATAGTTAATATGATTTTAGATAAAGCAAAAGCTTCACGGTCAGCGCATTGCAGGCAGAGATATTGACCAGATTGTTCAGCGGGAACCCGCTGCAACTGGTTTTTATGTGAAATTACGGGAGATAGTGAAATGAGTGAAAAATTTAAACAGGTTTTAAAACAAGTCGTTCTGGCTTGCGAGTATAGGGCTGGCGATGTTTCTACAGAAAATGGCGATTTTGCCACAACTGATATTGATTTAATTAAAAGGCTACAAGAGGCTCTATATGATGATCTTGATGAGCGAGCAAGTATCAGTATTTTGAAAGACCTTGAAGTGAACGAGATTTTCTTTGCGCGGCCAGTGGATAGTAAAACTATTGCTTTTTATGGATATTCAGGAAAAGAGGCAGGCGTAGAGCTTACCAACAATCAATTGCTTTTGCTGATTTCTGAACTGCTAGACATACATAACAAATTGCGTTGTTAGTTTGCCGTAAACACAGGAAAAGAAGAGAATGAATGGTGAATGGATAAGTGTTAAAGATGAGCTGCCAGAAGGAAGGGTTTTAATTTGTTACCTAGAGCCGTTTTTCGGTGAGTTCACAGAAGAGATTGGTGTTGGCTATTATGATAACCCTGCCGACTATGAAGATCCTAACGATGGTGAAGGT